GTCCGACGAAATGTGCATGGTAACGCAACAAGAAATGGAAATCCGTGTCCGTTGAATCCGCAAGTCTAGCCCTGATGTCCGCATCCATCTCAAGTTCCCACTGTTGAACGGACCAGTCCCATCCAGAAACGTCAGTCTCGCAAATTGTTCCATGCTCTGACATAGTCTTTGCATGTTCCCAAATTACGGACAAACCCTCGTCGTGCAATCCAATCCCAGGTGCTGATGGGCAACGTTCCCACATGGCAATTTCTGCCTTATTTTGTGTTGCACATAACATCCTAGTTATGATCTGATCGACAAGTGACACACTCGATATGATTCGATAGCGTCCTTCCTGAACTTTCTTGATTCCGTGTGGTTCATTCTTGATGAAAACTTTCACCGGATCAGCCAAACCGCGTTGAACCAATTGTTCACCTGACAACTCGAAAATCTCTTCCCCAGTTTTCAAAACCGCTCTCATCCTTTCTTTCACTGCCCTCCTGATAATTGATCCATTATCCCTCAAAACTGACTCATTATCTTTGCCAAGTTTGATCCAGGGATACCCTGGGTGGGACTCTTTCACAATATCTTTCAGAGTGTCAGCGTATGCGTTTTCCCAGTGATTGCATTCGCATGCAACCGGGCCGCAATCGCCGCCATCTCTGCGGAGACACCTCGTGAAGTCTGGTCGAGCAGTTCTTGGGTATAGATTGTCATCCATGAACTGTCCAATGATCCACTCATTTTCTTCCCTTCGTGGTCGCCAGCTTCCTTCTTTGAGCTTCCTGCTATGGAGTCGGAAACTTTGCTTGGTGGCTTGGTTTCCCCTGTCTGGCCAGACCCATCCTTTAAGCTCTTCGATTTCTTCGATCTCTTCTTCTTCGGGGCGGTGCTGTTTGGCTTTGCCACCGAAGCTGTTGATTTCGAACCTTCCGATTCGCCGGACGTTGTCTGAGACTCCGTCACAGTTCCAATTGTAGTAGTTGCTGCCCCACCACTGGGGCGCTCCTGAAAAACCTGTACCGCTTCTTTCAAGCTCTCGGTACGACCAAAATCTCCCTCACCGGACTCATCGTCGAATTCATCAGCCCACTGGAATCCGCCAAGGTTGCCTCCTCGAAATTCGCGGTCGTCTCTCATCATCCTCCAAGCTTTCTTTCCAGCTTTTCCGATGTAAGTCATCCCGTCCATTTCCATCATCCAATCGTCCTCATTTTCCAATTCCTCGGAATCAGCAAGACGTTTGAGATAGTTATCCTTGTATTCGGTTTCCATATTTGTAACTATGAAATCCAACGATACACCACAGTTGTTGCCGTTAGCCAGAGACCGAGAGTGGATTCCAACGACCTTGTTGTTTGGGCCGTAAATTGGAGATCCACTCCAGCCGTTAACCGTTGACGCCGTGTGGGTAAAGAAGAACCTAGTAAGGTCCTTCTTTATAACACCAATAGTCTGTGCGAATTTCCCCCTGAAATATCCATAAACCTGGAATCCCGTACCTTCTGCTGGCGTCCTATCAATTTTTGCGCACTTAACTCCAAGTTTGGAGCATGCGTCAGTTGGTAGACGGATACCAGCGATATCCGAGTTGTCCGTAGTCAAAAACATCTCTGGTTGATCCAAAGACAGGTGTTTGTCCTGAGTGGAAACTATGATCCCCTTGTGCCCATCGAATACATGAGCAGCCGAAAGAAGAACGTGTTTTCCGTTTATTTTTGTAATGAAACCACAACCGATCTGGTCACCATTAGTCTTTCTGATCAAAACGAAACCGACCGGGAATTTTTCAGACTCGTAAAAGTCTGATCCACTCTGTATCGATTCCAAATTTTTCTTATTGGCCAATAGTTTTTCGATTTGTTCTAGTTTCTCGAGTATGCCCTTACGAATGGGCTCAGGTTTCTCCGGTAAGTCGACCAATTCAGCTTTGCGCTGATGAACAAAGTCGCTGTACTTAGCGCCTAGATACTTTAAGAGTGTCCAGGGGCTGCATACAACAGCTGTGATCATCGACGCAACTTCCTCCATTATACTCCAGAACCATTTGAACGGGGTGCTTATTATAGACCATCCCCACTTGAGGGATAACCTTGCCACCAGTGCAATTCCGTCGTACAACAATATAGTTGCTGACAATATCAACGAACAGAAAAACCACATCTGCGCTGAAACTTCGTTCAAATTCGAACCAAGAACAAACATGTAGTTTCCGCCAATCTTTACCCAAATCCCGAACAAGACGACGATGGACCAAATCTGTGAGAAGACAGAAACCAACGAACCTCTGACCGTTTCGACCGAGTTTAAAAACCCGGGCTGCATGATAGCAGCCTGCAGGCAGCCAATGATTCTTCCGAACGACGACATCAAAAAGCTGGAAAGACCAGCCATATGAGCGACGCTCAGCAGTATCCATACTGCGCACAAAACCCTCAGAGACCTGGAGAAATCCGTTATCGGAAGACTGACCATTCTGCATTACCTTGTTCAGAAAATTATGCTTTAGAGTAGATTAGCTTGAAATCTTTC